TTGGGTCAAGAAGATCGTCGGCGCGGCTCCTCCCACGGTGGCGGGTGTAGCATCGGCCGTCGGCGGCCAAGTGTCATGCGCCCTGACCTCCGATAGCCAGAAGCAGGACGCCGGCCTCTATTGGGGAGACCAGAAGGGATTGGACGCGACCAAGGGGCTCATTTTCGAGGCACGGGTGCGCCTGTCTGTGCTTCCGAGCGCCGCCGGCGTGCAGGCTGTGGCCGGCCTGTCCTCTGACTGGATTGATGGCCCCGACAACAACACCTGCTACATGCAGATCCAGGCCAACGGCTCGGGCCTGCTGTATTATCGGGCCTATGACGGGGTGACCACCACGTCCGTGTCGACCGGTGTGACCGTCACGGCGTCCGACTGGTTCACCCTGCGGATCGACGCATCGGACGTCACGAACGTGCTGTTCTTCATCAACGGCGCCCAGGTCTCCGCGTCCAATACGGTCTCGTTCGCGGCCACGGGGACGCTCGCCGTGCTCCAGCCGTATCTCGGCCTCTACAAGGCATCCGGTGCGGGCGTCGGCACGATGCTCGTCGACTACGTGCGGGCGTGGCAGAACCGCTCCTGATCGCTATAGCCGCCGGGCTGGACCCGGCGGCTCCTCTCGGAGGATGCCATGGCCCAGGCCATCAATTTCCAGACCCAGACGGCGACGATCGCGAGCGGGGCCTCTCAGTCCGGGGCGATTTCCGTTGCGCCTCTGGTGCCGATCGGCATCGCCATGCCGGACACGTGGACCACGGCCGGCCTGTCCTTTCTGGTCAGCGTGGATGGGACGACCTTCTCCGCGCTCCAGTCCATGACGGGCGAGGTCACGGCCGCGGCTGCGGCTAGCCAGTATATCGCGCTCGATCCGAGCACATTCATCGGGATCGTCTCGTTCAAGATCCGCTCCGGCACGGCCGCATCGCCGGTGAACCAGGGGGCGGATCGGACCCTGACCATCGTCTCGAAGGTCTGAGCCCGTGTCCATCGACATCATCACCACCGTGATCGAGCCGGCGGAGACCTATGATCTGGTCTCCCTGTCCGACGTGAAGACGGAGCTTGGCATCACGGGGACGACGGATGATGCCTGGCTTTCCTCGGTGATCGAGCGAGCGAGCGCGGCGGCGGCGCAATATTGCAACCGGGTGTTCGCGGCGGAGACGGTGAAAGATGAGTTCTGGCCTCAGCGCGACGGATACCCCTGGATCATCCCAGGCGGGATTGCCCCTCTCCAACTCACGCGCTGGCCGGTGAGCGCGGTCGATAGCGTGCTCGAAAACAGCGTGGCGCTGTCAGCCCCTTCGGACTACCGGGTCGACGCCGCGCCTGGACGCCTTATCCGCATCGGCGGGGAGGGGTACCCTCGGAAGTGGCCGGCGTGGCCGATCTCCGTGCAATACATCGCCGGCTTCGCGACCATCCCCTATGACATCCAGGACGCGGTGGTCCGCATGGTCAAATCCCGCTGGTTCCAGCGCAAGCGCGATCCGCTGCTGCGGCAGGAAGACATCCCCGGGGTCTACTCTGCCACCTATTGGGTGGACGCGAGCAGTTCCTCCGGTGCGATCACGCCCGATATCTCGGATCTGCTCGACAACTACCGCTCGCCGGTGGTGACGACATGAGCCCTGATCAGGCGATCTCCGCCCTCGATCGCGCGCTCGCGGTTCATGGACAGCCGGCCACCCTGCGGCGGACCGTGGGGCTCGGGACGTCCGTCACCATGCACGACGTCGCGGTGCGCATCCGCGCCGACGACTACCAGCCCGACGAACTCGTCGGCGGCATCATGCAGGGCGAGACCAAGGTGATTCTGTCGCCCACCCAGATCCTCGCGGCTGCGTGGCCCGGTCCGCAGGACTGGCCGAGGATCGGCGACACCATCGTGATCGATGGGCGTGAGCGCCGCATCCTGTCCGCGCCGCCGAAGCAGATCGATGGGACGGTGGTGCGGATCGACATGCGGGTGGCCGGCTGATGGCCGTCCGGACGAAGATCGAACCTCTGGACCGGTCCATCGTTCTTGCCGTCCGATCTGGGGAGGACCCTGCGGAACGGTCGAAGGCGCTGGCGGCCTATGCCCGGCAGGCGATCGCGGACGCACAGGAACAGAACCGACAGGCCACGGGCCACATCCCTCCTCATGAGACCTGGGTGGATGGGCGCAAGGGCGCGCCGCTCGAAAGCGTGAAGCCGGACGGCGTGATCGTCACCGAATTCTCGCTCATCGACGAGGTCCTGGAATGGATCGGCGACATGCTCGTGAAGGGCTCACCGGTGAAGACCGGGCGCTACTCGGAGTCCCACATCCTCTTCGCGGATGGGGTCGAGGTCGATCCCGGCACGGCTCTGCCGGAGGCGGAGGAGTATGTCTACCTCAACATCCAGCCCTATGCGCGCAAGATCGAGCGCGGGCTCTCCCCGCAGGCGCCGGACGGTGTCTATGAGGGGGTGGCGTCTATGGCCCGGTCTCGATTTTCGAACATCGCGAGCATCAAGTTCAGCTTCAGGTCGTATGTGGACGGCGGGATGATGGACTACATCCCGACCGGGACCGAGCGTGATCGCACCCGGAATGGCCGGGGCCAGTTTTCCGCGACACCCTCGGCCCACGCCGACGCGCGGGCTCGTGAGCGGGCCAACCGGCAGCCGGCCATCGTGGTGGTGAGGTAGGCAATGGCATCCGCTGCGGTGATGAGTGCTGTTCGCGCGCGGCTCGGCGATGTCTGGTCGCGCACGCCTGTCGCTTATCCCAACGAGAGCTTCCAGACACCGGCGGACGGGTCCCCCTTCCTCGCTGTGCAGTATCCGGTGGCGACCGAGACGCAGATCACCGTCGGCGCACCGGGGGACAATGTCTTCCGCGAAGAAGGAGCGATCCGCTTCGTGCTCCAGATCCCGCGCGGACGCGGGGTGGATGAATTCACAGGCTGGCTTGACGAGCTGCGCTCCGCGTTCCGTCAGAAGCAGTTCGGCGTCGTCACCACCTGGGCGCCGTCCCCGGCCATCCTTGATGACCGCAATGACGATGGGACCTATTGGGCGCTGTCCAGCGCGGTCCCTTACAAGGCCGACCTTTTCGGCTGATCGATGCCCGCCCTGAGCGGGCCGCCCATCTGCGCCTTGGGCAAGCGCACCTGCCAGCGTCGTGATGACGCCGGCCCTCCCTTAGATGGAGCCCCCCTATGGCTGACTTGCAGACGACGAACCGCGTCGCGCTGGCGAAGGTCCGTGAAACCGACTTCGGCGTGACGCCGGACAACCCCGCTTTCAAGGCCATCCGCCAGACGTCCAGCACCCTGAACTCGAATCCCCAGACGGTGGTCTCCGGCGAGATCCGGGCGGATCGGCAGGTGCGTGACCTGATCCTCGTCGGCTATCAGGCCGGCGGCGATGTGGGCGGCGAGGTGGCTTTCGAGGCGATCGACGACGACATCGAGGAGGCGCTTCAGGGCACATGGACCTCGAAGCCGGTGATCACGGTGGTGACCGCCGACACGGAAATCAGCGACGTGTCCGCGACCACCCTCACGGTGTCGGCGGGCGGCACGGCCTTCAAGGCCGGCATGCTGGTGCGCACCACGGGCTTCACCACGTCGGCCAACACCACGGTGGCGCGAGTCTCTTCGAGCACCTCCACGACCATCGTCTTTCCGTCCTCCACCTTCACGGCGGAGACGGACCCGGTCCCCGTCGGCGCGCGGGCTCGGGTCGTGGGCTTCGCCGGAGCCTCCGGCGACCTTGTGGCAGTGACGTCCGGCGGCAATGCGCTGACGTCGACGACGCTGGATTTCACCACCCTTGGCCTGTCCGTGGGCGAGTGGGTGCGCATCGGCGGCGCGACTTCCGGCTCGAAGTTTGCCACGGCGGCCTGCAATGGCTGGGCGCGCATTTCCGGCATCGCGGCCAATCGGCTGTCGTTCGCGCAGGTGCCCACCGGCTGGACGGCGGATGCCGGGACCGGGAAGCTCATCGAGGTCTATGCCGGCGACTTCGTCGTCAACGGCGTGACCAAGCGATCCAATACGATCGAGCGTCAGTACCTTCAGCACAGCCCGGTGAGCTACGAGTATTTCACGGGGATGACGCTGGACCAGCTCAGCATCAACGCGCAGGCCCAGCAGATCGCCACCTACACCAAGACCTATATGGGCGCGACGGCGACCACCACCACGACCCGTGCCTCTGGCGCGTCCGATGTGGCGGCGCCCTCCACCGACGTGCTCAACACGAGCTCCAACGTGGGCCGCATCAGCTTCAACGGGTCGGAGATCACCGGCCCGAACTATGTCATGTCCGCCGCGATCCAGATCGCCAACAACCTGCGGCGCCAGAACGCGGTGGGCCATATCGGCGCCGTCGGCATCGGCAACGGAGAGTTCGCGGTCACCGGCACGCTGCAGAGCTATTTCGGCTCGCCGGACGTGTACCAGGCCGTGCTGGACAATACGGCGGTCTCCTTCGACATCCGCCTGGGCCGCTCCGATGGCGAGCGCTCCACGCTGCTGATCGACCTGCCGGTGCTGAAGCTGTCCGGCGGCGCGCCCGAGGTCTCGGGCAAGAACCAGGACGTCATGCTCAACGGCACCTTCCAGGCCTACCGGCACGCGACGCTGGGCTACACAATCTCGGCTGGCCGCTTCTGGTACCTGCCGGGCTGACGTCGGCGCTTCAACCCGAAATCGAGGTGATGGAATGGACATCGGACAGATCCGCGAAGCTGGCCAGCGCATCCGCGTCGGCGCCTGGGTACGCGCCATCCCGGTCGCCGGCTTCACCGCCGCGGCGCTGCGCGTGCGGGGCATCAATAACCCCGACGCCCGCATCCTGCGGGAGAAGCTGGCGCGCGAGGCCGCCGCGGAGAAGAAGGACGGCGCCGAGGTCATGGACGCCGTGACGGACGCGATCCTGGCGGAGACCATCCTGCTGGACTGGGACCTCACCGAGGGGGGCGAGCCGCTCGCCTGCACGCCGGAGGCCGCCAGCCGGCTGCTGGCCGACCCGGACATCGGGCCGCTTTTGCGGGAGGCGACGCTCTATGCCGCCTCGGTGGTGGCCGAGCGCGGCGCAGAGAGCCTGGAGAGTGCGGCAAAAAACTCCGCGGCGCCCTGATCTGGCATCTGGATTGGGGCGACAAGGCCGACGCCATCTGCGCCGCGCACCGTGCCGCCGGGCGGGACCCGGCGGACCTCGACTTCATGGTCGCCAAGGAGGATCCGCGGGAGGATCTGCTCTTCGTCTGGCGCGCGTTCCACGACCTGTCCGGAGACCGCCCCATCGGCATGGGCGGAGCTGGTCGCATCCCCTTCACGGCCATCGACCGATACGCCGCACGCTTCGGCATCGATGCCCGCGACGAGTTCGAGCGGTTCATGGCCCTCATCCGGGCGATGGACCTGGAGTTCGTCGGGTGGATGGGGCGGAAGGTGGAGAAGGGCGGAGGGTGAGGGCTATCTGATTGCCCCTACCGCACTGACGCCGACCGGCTTTCCAGGCCCCACGGCGCAAATGAACCGATAGGTGATGTTGATCCCCGCCGCCCGGACTTCGATTTCAATGGAATGGGTCTTGGTGCCCTCTTGGGGCTTCGTGTCGTGGAACGGCTCGATCTTGCTGCCGACGATTTCGAGCCCCTGGACTTGAGGCAGGCGCGCTGCGGCGTTGATGATGCAGAGCTTCTCGGCAAGGTCTTGGGCCGAGGCCTCTGTGCCTATAGCGGCCACAGAGAAGGCCGCGGCAAGGGCGATTGATCGCAAGGTCATCGGTCGGTCTTGCTCCTCTGTGGCTCCATTCTTCGTCTTTGACGATATCACGGTTCGGTATGCGCGTGTGACCCCCGCCTTGCGCATCCATGGATCCGGTCACCTGAAGCGCTCGCCCTCACCGGGGCAGCTTTCCCATGAGGTCTCCGCATGGTCGCAATCGAGCAGATCCGCCGGGTTGTCACCCAGTATGAGAGCCGTGGCGCGGCTGCCGCGGTGGCGGATCTCAACGCGCTCACAGCGGCGGAGACCGCGGCGGCCGGCGCCGGGGATAAGCTTGCCGTCACCACGGAGACGGTGAGCAAGCGTCAGCTGTCCGCGGCCGGGGCTGTGGAGCGCCTGCGCAAGCAGGTGGACGATGAATACAAGGCCCAGCAGATCATGGCCAAGGGCCAAAGGGATCTGGATCGGGCGCTTGCCCAGGGCGTGATCAGCCACGAGGACTATGGTCGCACGCTCGATCTGATGCGGGCGAAATACATCCAGGCCCGCACCCACAACGACAATTTCGCCCACAGCGCGCAGGAAGGCGCGCGGCTGTCCGCCTCCGAAATGCAGAATTTGGGCTATCAGCTCAACGACGTGGCGACGATGCTCGCCTCGGGGTCTAGCCCTTTCCAGGTGATGGCCACCCAAGGCGGGCAGGTCTATCAGATCCTGTCGTCTTCGCAGGGCGGCGTCGGCGGCGCGGTGAAGGACCTGGGCGCGCGGATCATGGCCCTCATCACCCCGGCGCGGGCGGCGGCGGCCGGCGTCGCGTCCATCGGCATCCTCGCTGCGGCGGCATGGTCGGATTGGGCGGCGGCCCAGCGGGAGATCAAGGAGAGCCTGACGGGGATCGGCCGGGCGTCCGGCGTGACCACGGCGGATATCGAGCGCTTTGCCACTGCGGCGGCTTCGGCGGGGCAGGGCACGGTGGGCAGCATGCGCACCATGGCCTCCGCCTTCGCGGCCACCGGCAAGATCGGCGGGGAGATGATCTCCAAGCTGCTTGCGAGCTCGAAGGACGTCCAGAAGACGTTCGGGGTGGATGCCGCCGGCGCGGCGGAGCTCCTGGCGGAAAGCTTCGCGGACCCGGAGAAGGGGATCGAGAAGCTCAACGCCCGCCTCGGCGCCTTCGATGCCGCCACCGTGCGGACGGTGCAGAGCCTCGCCGCGCAGAACAAGGTCCTCGCCGCGCAGCAGGTGCTCTATGAGGGGGTGCGCCAGAACCTGGTGAATGGCGCGGAGCTCACCTCCGGCTGGGGCCGCATGTGGGACACGGCGACGTCCGCAGCGTCGCGCTATTGGGCGGCGGCCGGCCGGGGCATCGACAAGCAGTTCGGCTCGGGCGGAACGAGCGAAGACCAGTTGGCCTATTGGCAGCGACGCCTGGGCGAGTTGGAGAACCTCGCGTCCCGCCGCAGCCCGACCGTCAATGCAAATCTGGGCACCACCTCGGAGATCGCCCGCGCGCGGGCCGAGATCGACCGCATCCAATCGTCGCTGACGAAGTCCGCGGAGGAATCCGAAAAGGTCCGAAAGAACATCGAATCGCTCAAGCTGCTGGGCGAGATCAAGATCGTCATGCCGGAA